TGAACCCATATTTGCTCCCGTCTATAAGCGCCGTTGGCGCACTGGTACTGATGGTGTCTGGAACGAGACGTATGTGGTTGACCCTCTGTTTAAGCAACTCTATTTGCGCGGTCGTGATGTCTCGCACTGCGTGGGTGCTTATGACGTCAGTCCTGAGGAGCATATCAAAGTTCAAGCTGTAGTGCAGACGTATATCGACTCAGCTGTATCCAAAACTTGTAACCTCCCCGCAGACTTTGAACCATCCAACCTTTACGACGATTTGCTTACTTATGCTAATGATATGAAAGGATTTACTTTCTATCGGGCAGGGTCACGTGGTAATGAGCCTTTAGAAGCTGTCGATATTACGAAAATAGATTTAGATAAAATGATTAGAGACGGAAAGATGGAAGAACAAGTTGAAGGTATAGATACTTGTATAGACGGAGTTTGTGAATTATGAAATTATTAACAACCCTAGCATTGTTATTAGGAGCCTGTGGTCCGGGAGGGAAAGGTTATGTTCCCCCGCCAACATGGGGTGCTGAGGACTTGATAGGTATGTGGACCCTTATTCCCGATGACAATCATCCTGTTTTGATTGTAGAGTTTGTGGATGATGAGTGGGATATTTGGGATATGTACTCCGAGGTTAGACTTCGTCGTGTATGGGATGTAGAATGGAATCGTATTCGCATATTTGCGTCGCACGGGGATGTAACTTCTAAAGGTATTGTGGATTTTGGGATTAATTTTAGAGATGCTAAAGTGCCCTACGCATATTTCGAAGGTGCCATGGACGAAGATAAACTAGGCATTAATGGGATGGTTTATTTTTGGGGAGATGAAGAAAAACCTGTAGGTTTCGTAGCCGAGAAACTATAATACGTTATGGCAAAATTACAATGGCCCGGCGACGAAAACAAGAACGAGGAGACTCGTTTTAGGTTTCAGTGCAAAAACTTTGACTGCGAACAAGGAAGAGCCAAATTTCACGCCGTCTACGACGAGCCTGGACCTATGTTCGTTCCATCAGGAATGGACTGCCCTTTTTGTGATGACCATGCTGTTTGGGTTATGGATGGTTTAGCCGCTACCCATGTACGAGGACAAGCAGCAGGAGTGAAAAACCCGCACTATACTCCACAACTAGCTGAGGCTGAGCACAAGTGGATGGGACTTCAAATTGAGGAAACGAGAAAAGCTGTCGAGGGTCAAGACCAAATCGACGGCACTGCCGCATCCCCTTACGGCAAATACGAATTGGACAAAGAGGAAGCTTTAAAACGAGGGGTTATAAAGAAAGCTTCTGAAGAACAAGCTGCTGAACGTAATAGAATTATGGATGAACGCGCCAAAAAGGTAGCGGAACAAGCAGCAGATAAAATTGATAGAGAAATAGAACAACGACATATAGGACGACGACATGACGGATAAAACATTCAAGAAGATGGATAAGGTGTACATATTTAACAAGTCCCAGAATCCAGACCCGGAATACCAAACTTTGAAAGCCGCAGGTTTTGATATAGCTTCTAACGAAGATGTTGTATTAGAGCCCGGTACAGTACAGTTGATAGGCACAGGACTACATTTTGTTTTAATGCCTGGGTACGAAGCTCAAATTAGATTGCGTAGCTCATGGGGTTTGAAAGGACTTATAATTCCTAACGCACCCGGAACCATTGATGAAGATTATAGAGGAGAAATTAAAGTTATGTTGCATAACTTAAACCCTTATAATATAAAGATTAACAAAGGTGAGCGAATCGCACAAGTAGTTTGTGCTGAAAGTTTACGTCCAAAAATATACATTATGGACTCTGATGAGTGGAACTCACCTTTAAATAAAACTCTTCGTGGAGAAGGTGGCTTCGGTTCAACAGGGGACAAGTAATGGCGTATCAATTTCAAGAATCAATTCAGAGGGGTATTGTGTACCTCGCCAAATCAGACGATAACTTTTTAGTACAAGCGATGCCTATGGTCAAGGAAGCTTATTTTGAGTTTCCTCAACATCAAAAGTTTTGGCGGGTAATCAATGAGCATTACTCCTCCTATAAAAAGCTACCTTCTGACGAACAGATACTAGAGCAGATTAGAGAACTTAAGTCTGATAATGAATTACTATCAGACTTCAAGGAAGAGTTGAAAGAGATAAATTCTGTTGATGAGAAGTCTTTGGAGAATGAGGAGTTTTACTTAGATAAGGTTGAAGAGTTTGCTAAAGAAGAATCTCTTAAGGATGCTATTGTAAATTCCATCGATTTATTAAAACAAAAGAAGTTTGGAAAGATTGAGGAACAAATCCGAGAAGCTCTGTCCGTGAGCCGTGATGTAGACTTAGGAACGGATTACTTTCAGGGAGTTGTAGAACGCTATGACCGACTTAACAATTCTAATGTAAATGCGCAGTTTAGAACTCCATTTGAAACTATCAATCAAGAATTAGAAGGAGGACTTGCCCCAAAAGAATTAGCTATGGTTGTAGCTCCTCCCGGGGTGGGTAAATCTCTATTCTTAGCTAATCAATGTGCACGTTCAGTTATGGACGGAAAAAATGTTTTATATGTTTCTTTAGAAATGTCTGAAGACCGAGTAGCACAACGATTAGATAGTATTTTTACACGTATTAAACAATCAGAGTTGAAAAAAGGTGTACAGGTTCTTGAGGACCGTTTGAACCAAATGCAACTAGCCGCCCCAAACATGGGAAGGTTAAAAATAAAAGAGTTCCCTACTAAGAGGCTTACTGTTACAGGGTTACGTGCTTATCTCAATCAGTTGCGTAACTATGAAGACTTTGCCCCTGACATCATCATCATAGATTACTTAGAGTTAATGACCAACATCGATTCTAGTATGTCAGAGTACATGGCACAGGAAAGGATTGCACAAGAGCTTCGTGGAATTGCTGTAGAGCATAAGTGTTTGGTATGGACTGCTACCCAAACAAACCGTAAAGGTAAAGAGGTAGATATTATTACGGATGCTGAGTTAGCCGATTCTTATGGTAAGATTCGTGTATGCGACTTGGCGTTCTCAATCAATCAGAAGGAGCAGGAGTTTGACGAAGGTAAAGCTCGTATGTTCGTTATGAAATCGCGTAACGGTAGGGCAAGATACATAGTACCTATTCGCATAGATTACACAAGACTAGTGGTGACACAGCAATGAGCAAACAAAAATTTCCAAAATATACTCATCCGATGACTATTTATACGGGCATCAAAACTTTCGACATAAAACAACAATCATTAGAAAAGGATAATCTTTATGGGTGTGTAGAGTTTCCTAAATATCTTCTTTCGATTGACCCGAATCAAAGACCTGAAGATTATAAAAGTACTTTGCTTCATGAAATATGTCATATTGGTTACGAAATTTTTGGACTCAACGATGATGATGAGATACCAAGCATGAGTAACGAATACCTCGTTAGTGTAACTTCCAATATGGTTATGCAAATGGCGGGCTTAAACCCCGAACTTTTCCAATTTATTTTTTCTCCAAATGATTAATATCAAAGACGTATACGATAATATAGAAGATTCCTATATGGATATCACTAAGAAATACATCGCTATCTCTGAACACAACTTTCAAGAAGCGATGTCTAACCACCCTTCCACCTTTGCATTTTTTGCAGGGGTTATGGCATATGCTAAGAAGGAGGTAGACCGAGCTAACGTGCTCCACGAAACACGGGAAGCCGAGATTAGAGAGGAGCGTCGAGAAGAGCTTCTGAGTAAAGGTCAGAAAACAACTGACCGTGCGTTGGACGCTTATCTAAAGACACAGGCGGAGCTTCAAACCTTACAAAGAGGTATTACGTCGAAAGCTTACAAATATAATTTATGTAAAAATATTGTGTCCAGTTTGGACCACCAAAAGGATATAATAATACAGCTATCCGCGAACAAACGAGCGGAAGCTAAACTAATTGAACAACTTTAATAACTATGGTTAACATCGAACAACTAAGAAAAAAATACCAAGAGATTAACAATCCTGGTGGCTCCGGAGGCAATAGTGATTTCCTCAGTAAATTCTTCATGATGGATGAAGGCACTTCTGTAGTGCGTGTTCTTCCTTCAAAGTCTGACGACAAAGAGTTTTATGCTGAGACTGCTATTCACCGTATTAACGATAAGAATTACCACTGCCCACGAGTAAAGGACGAGAAATGTCCTGTGTGTGATGAGTATTATGCTTTATGGAAAGAGATTAATGCTATTGGTAAAGATACTCCTCAAGGGAGAGAACTTGCTGACCTCGCACGTCAAATCAAAGCTCGCAAGCGTTACTATTTGAATGTAGTGGACCGTCGAGATAATTCGGTTAAGATTTTGTCTGTAGGGCAAAAGCTTTTCGGCAAAGTTCTTGATTGCTTTTTTGACGAAGACTTTGGTGATATCACTGACTTGAAAGAAGGGTGGGACTTTAAGATTGTTAAAGACACTCAAGGTCAATGGCCGAACTATGATAAGTCTGCGCCAAAGCCTAAACAAAGCTCCGCTGGAAGCGATGCTGAGAACGCAACGTACATGGATGAACTTCATGACATTCATGGTTTGGTTAAGATTGCGGCTTACGACGAGCTCAAGAATCTTATGCTGGAATTGAATGCGGCTCGTACAGGGTCAGCTGTTGCTGAAGAAACTGCCTCTCAACCTGAGGATGACGGAGATTATATGTCTCACTTAAAAGACCTGAAGGTGGATTAATAAATGGGTAAGAAGCTAAAGATTTTAGCTTGCCCGTCGAATCACGGAGGATGCGCATATTACCGCATCCTCCTTCCGATGGAAAAGCTACAACAACATTATGGAGACGAAGTAGAAGTTCGTTTTGATGATAATCCATTGGGATGGGACAAAGAAACAGGAGGGAAAACACCTGAAAATTTTGATTACGAAAACTTAAAGTGGGCGGATATAGTGTTTACACAAAATATACATAATTTTGGTGGACAGTATACCATAGAGATATTACAGAAAGGACATGAGTTTGGAGCCTTTACCCACTTTGATACCGATGACTTGCTAACCGATTTATACGCCGGTCACAGATTATACGAGGTGTATACTCAACAATCACTGGACGAAGTCACCAAGTACATTTATAACAACGTAGATTTAGTGTCAGTCACTCAAAGAAAGTTTGCTGAGAGAATTGCTCCTCATGTTAAATGCGCTTTGGTCGTTATTAAAAATACCATTGATTATGATTTAGAGTGTTGGAATTATCCGAGAACCCAAAAACCTAAAAAAGTAACTAGAGTTGGTTGGGTAGGAGGTATTCACCACGATGTGGATGTTAAGCATTTTGCAGGCATCCCCTACATCGTTAATCAGAAAGTAGGGCGCGAACGCGTTCATTGGGGGTTCTATGGTAGACCCACCCAAAGCGAAGAGGAAAAGGATTGGCAATCAGATGTATGGGACGGCTATGAAAGAATGCTTTCTCATGGATTCAAAGGGCATAGAAATTACAACATCTACCCCGCCCTACCCCCAAACCTATACGGTCGCATGTATACGCAAATAGATTTAAATATTGCTATTCTCGACGATAATAATTTTAATGATTCCAAATCTGAGATAAAGGCTATTGAAGGAGCTCGGTATGGAGTGCCTTTAGTAGCAACTAACGTAGGCTGTTATGACGAACTAATTGTTAATGGTAAGACAGGGTATTTAATAGACCCATCAAACCCTAAGAAAGAGTGGGTTCGTATTTTAGAAAAGTGTTTACGTAACCCAAAACATGTTACTGAGATGGGAAAAAATTTGAAAGCGATGTGCGATGACCTTTTTGATATAAACAAAGTGGTTGGAGGACGTTTAGATTTGTACAAAAAACTTGTAGGTATGAAGAAAGATGCTTTAAGAGATGCTCAAGCAGCGCAAGCTGAAAAAAATATTATACCGATATCATGAATTATTTAAGTATAGTAGCTGTAATGAAGGATGAGTTGAAAAACTTACCTGAATGGTTAGAGTTTCATAGAAACGTAGGCGTCGAACATTTTTACCTCTACGATAATAATAGTAGTGACGCAACATGGGGTTACATTAAAGACAATGAATTTGATGATATATCATATTTTAGAACAGACATGGACATGTGCCAAATGTCTTGTTACTTTAACGCTTTAACTGCATTCAGAGACCAGTCACGGTGGATGGCATTCATCGACCTTGATGAGTTTTTGTATTCCCCCAAAGGTGATTTAAAAACTCAGCTTAAAGATTTTGAACAGTTCGCGGGAATTGCCGTTAACGAAGTGTTTTACGGTTCTAACGGACATAAGACCAGACCTGAAGGAGGCATTCTTAAGAACTATACCAAGAGACGTAAAAGCGTGGATAAGCATATTAAAACTATATGCCAACCACAAGCAACAATCTGTTCGGCTTTTAACCCTCATTCCTTTTATTATTTGCAAGGCGGCGCTGTAGATGAAAACAAAGTCCCTTGTCGAGGACCATATAACCCTAAAGGTACGACGGATATTTTTAGAATAAACCACTACTGGGTTAAGTCTGAGGAGGAGTATGAGAAAAAGCTTACGAGAGGAAGAGCCGATGTACCTTCTAGGGACCCACAGTTTCGCTACACTACTGGCATAGGTAGAAAACTTCATGAAGTAATGGCTCAAGACAACGAAATTGAGGATACTGAGATTTTGAATCATGGCACAAATAAAAATAATTAGTGGGTGGACGGCACCTGGAGGCTCAACTGTAGCCTTTATAAATCTGTGCAATTTGTTTAATGAACGAGGTCATGACTGTACTTTGTATGGTCCTCACGACTGGCATCTTGGGCAATGCAAAGCGGGTATTTTAGAAGAGTGCCCATTAAACGAAGAAGGGGAAAACATTATTGCCCATTACATTAACCTACCCCACCGACCAGAACTCTCAAATAAAGTTGTGTTAGGGTGCCATGAAACTAATATGTACCCTATCAAAGACATAACCCCTTTTTGGGATGAGATTGCATACGTCTCTAATAAACAAATGTTTTGGCAAGGAGTCTCAGGAACAGTTATACCTAATATTATTTCTGATTTGGTGCCTACTAAAAATCCTGTGCTTGGGGTAGCCGGGGTAATAGGAAGTATAGACCCTCACAAACGAACTCACGTATCTATTGAACGCGCCCTTAAAGATGGTTACAAAGATATTAGAATTTTTGGTATGACCACTGACCAAGAGTATTATGATACTGAAGTGTTACCTTTAATAGAAAAACACAATCTAACAAAAATGGGTCACGTGGACAATAAACAACAAATGTATGATTCTTTAAGCGTTGTCTACCATTCCTCAGAAAGGGAAACCTTTAATTTTATAGAAGTTGAATGTGAAAAAACAGGAACTTTATACAAAGGATGGAAAAGCGCTGAATCAGGAGCCGAATTATGGACCAACACAAAAATATTAAAAGCATGGGAAAATCTTTTAAACCTTTCGTAACTTTATTATGTTCAAACTTTAATTCTGCAAAATGGATTGATGGGTATTTAGAAGCTATAAACAATCAAATAGAAGAGAACGTACGTATTATTTTTGTCGATGCAGGTTCTACTGATGGCTCATTAGAAACTATTCGAAAGTTTAGGTTTAGAGGTGGTATAACGCATAAAATCATAGAGGAGCCAGGGTGCACGGTTTATCAAGCATGGAACAGAGCTATTAAAGACTCTACGACCGATTATGTAATGAATCTTAATACTGATGACCGGTTGTTTAACTACGGCTTGGTTACCGCGAGACATTTAGCTAAACAGAATCCGGATGCGGATATGATTTACTTTCCGTGTTTTGTAATGAGCGATGTTAACCATGACAATATAAAATCTTATCATAAGAGAGAGATTCCATTTAAAAAAGAAAATTTAGATGAGCATTGTATATGTGGTCCTTTCCCTTTACTAAAAACATCAACAGTAAAAGAGCTTGGGTATTTCGATGAGAATCTTACTATTTCTGGAGATTATGAAATGTGGATGCGAATGATGTATGCAGGTAAAAAACTTATCCCAGCCAAAGAAGCAATAGGAAGTTACTATGAAAACCCTGAAGGTCTTAGTACCGATACCACTAAACTCAGGACTCATATAGAGGAAGACAGGACCATACGTAAAAAATACATGAATAAACAAAAGAAAGTAATAGCTTTTAGTTTATGGGGCGATAACTCTCGTTACACAGATGGAGCAATACATAATGCGGAATTAGCTAAAGAGGTTTATCCCGGTTGGGAATGCTGGTTTTACGTAGGTAAAAGTGCTCCTTCAAAAGTTATTAAGAAACTAGAGTCCATGGACCATTGCAAAGTAATCAAAAAAGATGAAGAGGGAGATTGGACAGGAATGTTTTGGAGGTTTGAGGCTGCGGCTGACCCGAGTGTTGATGTTATGATATCACGTGATTGTGATTCTCGTTTATGGTATAGAGAAAAAGAAGCAGTTGAGGATTGGTTACAGAGCGGTAGAAAATTTCATATCATGCGGGACAACCCTCAACATAACACCGCAATTCTTGGTGGTATGTGGGGAGTGAGAGGAGAAACATTAAGTAATATAAAAGAACTAATAGAGGACTATAATACTGAAGACAGGTGGCAAACTGACCAAGACTTCTTACGTGAGGTGGTATACCCTATAGTAGGTTCTACAGCCTTCACTCACGATGAGTTTTTCTCTAATTCACCTTTCCCTGGCGTAAGAGATGATAAGCATTTCGTAGGTCAGGCTTATGCCGGAGACGGAAAAATACTTGACCAAGAAGAATATTTTCAGGAGTACATGCAAAGATGCCTAAAGATGCAAACAACATAAAGCTTAGCATTCTAATTTTATCGATTCCTAGTAGGTTCGATATAGTTCGCGGTATTATAGAAAAGCTAACCGAACAAACCCTAGACCGAGATGATGTAGAAATCTTATCTCTGATGGATAACAAATCCCTAAACGTGTCCGATAAACGAAACGCGTTACTTAACATAGCCAGAGGGTCTCATATAACTTGGTTAGATGATGACGATGATGTAGCACATAATTATGTGGAACGTTTAACTGAGACCATTGAGAAAAATCCTACGGCGGACGTAATATCTTTCAATCAACAATGTTACTTAGACGGTAAAAAAGCTAAGGTATTCGCTAAGATGGGAAACCCTCACGAACACGTTACGTTAGATGAAACTGGGACTGAGTATAAAGACACATTACGCCCTCCTTATCATTGGTGTTGTTGGAAAACTTCTTTGGCTCAGTCTGAGAAGTTTCGGTTCGGTGTCTTTTCCCCTAACTCACATGTAGGAGAAGATATTGATTGGTTACAAAGGCTTTACCCAAAGGTTAAAAAGAGCGTGTATTTAGAAAATGATACGTTACACATTTACAGATACACCACAGAGTTAAGCGAGTCGAGGTTATAATGGCAGACACTCTTTGCATACATCACCACTTAGGACTAGGAGACCATTTCGATATGAATGGAATGGTACGACAGTTTTTAAACACACCTTTTGATTACAGCGATATAATTGTTTTTAGTAAATCCAATTATTATAGTATGGTGGAGTATATGTACAGAGATGACGACAGGATACAGGTTATAGAGATTGATAAAGATAAAGACGAAGACACGCAAGTACGCAGCTATCTCGAAGAACATAAACCTACTAAGTTTTTACGTATAGGTTTTGAAAATTATCCTTTTTTACAAGAGAACCAATATGATAAAAATTGTTGGGAATTTTTTTATGAACAAATTTCTTTTGATAAAAAAATAAGGACTGATAGTTTTTATTGCCAAAGAAATTTAGAAGAAGAGAAAAGAGTTTTTGATAAACTTAATCCAGAAGGAAAACCTTTTGTGTTTTTACATGATGACCCTGAAAGAGGTTTTGAAATAGACCGTACCAAGATTGATACAGATTTATTAGTTATAGAAAACGATACTTCAGAGAATATATTTTATTTTTTAATGTTGTTGGAAAAAGCTGAGGAGATACATTGTATGGAGAGCTCCTTTAAATCTCTTATAGATTTATATGCGGGGACTGATAAAATATACTACCATGATTTCCGTAACCAGCCTTTAGGTAACTATACTAATAAAAAATGGGAGGTTATAAAATATGACTAAGTACTTATGTTATAACTGGATGGGAGGGTTTGCCGACCATTGTCTTGACCTACCTCATGAGTTTTATGTGAAGGCTGGAGTTGGACAGTTACATAATAAAACATTAAACCCTGCTGACGTAAAAGAGGGTGATATAGTTTTTGTTAAAACCGACTTCGTTTACAACGGATTATTTCAACAACAAGTTCTTCCTCATATTAAAAATCCTTTTACCCTTTTGACGGGTATATCCTCTTATCAAGTAGCTAATGGAGCGCCGATAGACTCCATTATAGATAACCCTTTGGTAAAAAAATGGTATTGTACTAACGCTCCTGTAGGTAGAAGCGCAAAAATTATTCCTATGCCTATAGGGTTTGAAGAGCAAGAGAGGTCTGGGGGAGACCAAGAACTTTTAGATGCAGTTAGAAAAACTCGCACACCCTTCAAAGATAAGTCTGACAAGATACTACTCCCTTACCACACTCTAAACACCAACCCTGCTCGGGCAACCTTATATGACAGTTTAAGTAAACTTCCTTTCGTAGAAGTGCAAAAGGACAAACTCCCATTTTTTTCATATATGCAAAAACTAGATAAGCATAAATTCGTCATATGTCTTGAAGGGTCAGGACCTGACGTACATAGAAATTATGAGGCTTTATTAGTAGACACTGTCCCTATCAACGTTGATAATATTATTAGCGCAGTGTTTAAGCACCACTCAGTTCCTGGTGAGTTTATTAGGTCATGGGATGATTTGGACGAAAATTATTATTCAAGGATGTTAGAGAAAGACTATAATGATAGTTGTAATAATTATTTTTTACAAACCAAACACCACATGGAACAGATAAATGAAAATAGAAGTATCTAACGGAGAATTACTAGACAAAATATCCATTCTAGCTATTAAAGAAGATAGGCTTGTTGACGAAGCCAAGAAGTCTTATGTGAGTAAAGAGTTGCGTTATCTCATGGAGTTAGGAGATGATTTACTAACTAACCACATGATTAACTATAACCGTCTTTTGGTGATTAATATGGAGCTGTGGGATATCGAGGATGAAATCCGGGCTAAAGGTGAGGCTGATGAATTTGACGAGCGGTTTATTGAACTTTCCCGTTGGATTTATGAAAAGAACGATGAGAGGGCACGAATTAAAAATAATATAGACCGTCAATCCGACTCAGAGTTTAGAGAACAAAAAGGACATAAGACTGTATGATTCCCCAAATTCAACCTTGGATTGATGACAGTGAGTTAGATTACTTGAAACAAGTAGTTAAATCCACTTATGTCACTGAACACTTATTAACTGAGGAGTTTGAAAACGGCATCAAAGATTTAACTAAATCAAAACATGCTATCGCGGTGTGTAATGGTACCGCAGCCCTTTTTTGCTGTTTAAAAGCTTTGGGTATAGGAGATGGTGACGAAGTTATAGTACCTAATCTTACGTTTATTGCAACCGCCAACGCGGTGATAATGGCTGGCGCTACCCCGGTTCTGTGTGATGTTAATGAAAGTGATTTATCCTTAAACTTGGAGAAAGCTGTTCAATGTTTAAGTACTAAGACTAAAGCTATAATGCCTGTTCATCTATATGGACACGCGTCCAATATGGACGACATTTTAGGTTTTTCAAAAGAACATGGAATAAAAGTTGTTGAAGATGCCGCCCAAGGCGTAGGAGTTTCTTACAAGAAACAACACGTTGGAACTTTTGGGGATTTAGGAATCCTTTCCTTTTATGGCAATAAAACAATGACGTGCGGGGAAGGTGGGGTTATACTTACGGATGATGATGAGTTGGCTGAGAAGTGTTACCGGTTGAAGAACCATGGGCGCTCCTCTAAAGGAGTGTTTGTGCACGAAACCGTAGGGTTTAATTTTTGTTTTACTGAGATGCAAGCCGCGATAGGCTTAGCCCAGCTAGACAAACTGCCCCAGATTATAAGCCGGAAACAAGAGATACGAGATAAATACTGCGGTGAGCTTAAAGATATATTAAAACCTTTGCAACCAAACATTAAAGAAGAATCGCCTGTTTATTGGTTTACTTCTTTTCTTGTTTCCCCAGAGGAAAAAATTAAACTTGTAAAATCTTTAAAAGAAAGGTTTATACAAACCCGAGATTTCTTTTATCCTCTAGATAAACAGCCTTGTTATAGAGGTCTATTAGATATGGCACCAAGATGTGATTTTAGTGGTAGCCACAACCTTTACCAACAAGGAATATCCTTACCCTCTTCATGTGAGTTATCAGATGAAGACCAAGACAAAATAATAAATGCAATTCGTGATGAAATGGAGTAACCTGAACACCCCGTGGAAGTTAATGTCCGACCACTGTATAAGTGGTAAGGACCGTACTTTATTGGCGGAATTTTTAATTGGGGAAGACCGACTTACACATGGGCAATTAGTAAAAGATTTTGAACAGGAATGGTCCAAATGGCAAGGATGTAAACACTCAGTGTTCGTTAACTCAGGCTCTTCAGCCAATCTCCTTTTGGTACATGCTGTACAATCCCTTCACCAGAACCGACCTAAAAAATGGGCTGCTCAAGCTTGTACATGGTGTACTACTTTGTCTCCCATTATACAAAGCTCCCCATACCTTTATCTCTCTGATATAGACTTAAAGAATTTTGCCCCCGACCTTAAACAGCTAGACCGTATCTTTCAAGAACAGGATATACAATATTTATTTCTAACCCATTTACTTGGGTTTCCAGCCGTATCAGATGAATTGTTGGAGTTATGTGAACGTCGCAATGTAATTTTATTAGAAGATTGTTGTGAAGCTCATGGCGCTACGTTCAAAGGTAAAAAGGTAGGTAATTTTGGTATAGGCTCTACTTTCTCTTTTTATTACGGGCACCACATGACTACTATAGAAGGTGGGATGATATGCACTAACAACGATGAACTTTATCATGAGTTACTTTTATTGCGTTCTCATGGATTGCTCAGAGAGCTCCCTAGCGATGAACGAGCGAAGAGACAGCCGGAAGGGGTAGACCCCAAGTTTTGTTTTTTGCGGGATGGATTTAATTGTCGTAATACTGAGCTTCATGCGTTACTAGGCATGACCCAAGTCCCTAAATTAGATAAGTACATTGAAATTAGAAACAGAAACTTTAATGTTTTTATAAACGCATTAGATTCTTCCAAGTATGAAACTGAGTTTGCTCTTGATGGTATAAGTAGTTTTGCGCTCCCTATTTTTGTAAAAGACCCTTCTAAGATGGACGCTGTTACGGAAGCATTAAACGAACACCAAATAGAATCTAGACCTTGTATAGCTGGAAACATTTATCGACATCCACTAGCGAAAGTGCTACGTACAAAGTATCCAGATGATAACGCCGAAAAAATTCACGCGCAGTGTATGTATGTCGGCAACCACCAGCATGTTGAAGAAGAAGATGTGCGCAGACTGTGTGAGATTTTAAATGACGTTTAAAAACACATTGGTTACGGGGGGTACGGGATTAGTAGGAAAAGCATTACAAGAACTAATCCCTGAGGCGAAGTTTGTTTCATCTAAAGACTATAACCTGCAAGACTTAAAACAAACTCATAAGATGTTCGATGACCATAAACCTTCGTCCGTCATACATTTAGCGGGCAAAGTAGGAGGTCTTAAAGCTAACTCTGAGTTTTTAGGAGATTTTTTTGAAGAGAACATTTTAATCAACACTAATGTATTAAAATGCGCAAAAGATTTTGAGGTACCAAACCTAGTATCCTTTTTATCTACATGCATATTTCCTGCGCAGGTAAAGTACCCTTTGTCTGAAAACATGCTTCATGAAGGTGAACCTCATTATACTAATTTTGCTTACGCTTATGCAAAAAGAATGTTAGAAGTTCAAACTAGAGCCTATAATAGACAGCACGGCTTATTGTATAATTGTGTAACACCAACTAATATTTATGGAAAGCATGATAATTTTAATTTGCAGACTAGCCATGTAGTACCCGCCTTAATTCACAAGTGTTATCTTGCTAAAAGAGATAACACACCTTTTGTGGTTTGGGGTAGTGGTAAACCTCTACGAGAGTTTATTTATGCTAAAGACGTAGCACAGTTGGCATTATGGGCTCTTCACCACCCCGAACATAGTAATATGATTTTATCGACAGGCACTGAAGTCTCTATAAAAGAATTAGTTTTTGAGATTGTAAAAGCTATGGATTTTAAAGGCGACGTTATATTTGATACAACTAAGCCGGACGGACAGTTCCGTAAACCAACACGTAGTACATTGACAGAATTACTTCCTGATTTTAAATTCACCTCGTTAGAGAAAGGTATAAAAGAAACCGTAGACTGGTTTTCTGCGGAGTATGAAAATTGTAAAAAATGAAAACAGCATTTATCACCGGTATTAATGGGCAGGACGGCTCATACTTAACAGAGTTTTTACTCGAAAAAGGATACACTGTTGTAGGCTTGGTAAGACGACTGTCTGTGCCCGAAAGCCAAACTTCTAGGCTAGAGCAAGCAGGTGTGTACCCTCATGAGAGACTTCATCTTGAGTATGGAGATTTGACGGATTCAACTTCCATCATGAAAATATTATCAGATTATAAGCCAGATGAGATTTATAATTTAGCAGCTCAATCACATGTTAGAGTTAGTTTTGATGCTCCCCAATTCACCACTGATACGATAGCCATGGGAACATTAAATCTTTTCGACTGCGCCCGTATTATATGTCCCGATGCTAAAATATACCAAGCAGGTTCATCAGAAATGTTTGGAAACAGTATCGATAAGGACGGATTCCAACGCGAATCCACACCTATGGCACCTGTCAGCCCGTATGGGTGTGCAAAGCTGTACGCTCATAACTTAGCGTCAACGTACAGAAATTCGTACGGTATGTTTATATCCAACGGCATACTTTTCAACCACGAATCCCCACGCAGAGGCGGTAACTTTGTTACCAACAAAATTGTTAAAGGCGCTATTAAAATTTTTAACAACGAAACAAGAACGTTATCGTTGGGTAATTTAAATGCCACACGTGACTGGGGTCATTCCAAAGATTACGTGAGGGCGATGTGGATGATGCTTCAACATGACAGACCGGATGATTTTGTTTGTTCGACTGGAGTGTCCCATTCTGTGGGGGATGTAGTAAACTATGTGTTTGATAAACTGGATTTATGTCCTGACCAACACATTACTATTGACCCTAAATACTTTCGCCCTCAAGAATTAAATGATTTGAAAGGCGATTGCTCGTATTTAAAGGAAACCTTGAATTGGTCTCCTGAATACACATTTGAAAACTTATTAGACGAGATGATAGAACATGGCAAAATTTCAAAATAAAACTGGTATGGATGTTTACATAGACTTAGGAAAGCTAATCCTGGTCAAAAGTGAGGAGATTATTGAGCTGGAAGGAAGCCATAGCTGTCCCCCTCTCACTGTCCTTCACCCGGAGTCCCCGGCTCCTACAAAGAAAAAACCGGCAAAAAAAGTACCCCCAAAACCTAAATCTAAGTCTCCAAGCGGTACTATATAAAATATGCATCCACTCCGCCGAAGACAACTCGCAGCAGCCGAAGCCGCTGCTAAAGCCGAAAAAGAAGCTGCTGAAGCCAACCCTGCTCCAGCTAAAAAGACTACTAAAAAGAAAACAACTAAGAAAAAATCTGAAGAGTAGTCGGAACTATAAGTCAAAACTTTCTAGCCATGTCTATAATAAGGCATGGCTAATATATTAGATGACATTTGTAAGAGGCTCGACGGAGCTAACCTCCTCTCTGAGGAAGGACAAGTCTTTGGATTTGTAGACTCGGGTTCGTACGCCCTTAACAAAATCATCTCTGGCGATTACAACGGCGGGTTTCCTATCGGAGGTATTACAGAGATTTATGGAGAATCTTCGACAGCAAAAACTGTGTTTCTGACACACGCTTTTAAAGGCGCACAGGAGCAAGGTTACTATACTGTTATGGTGGATAACGAACACGCGTACTCCCCATCGTTTGCTAAGATTCTCGGTGTCGATTCCGACAAACTGATTTACACGATGCCCGAAACTATGGAAGATTGTTTCGAGACTATCGAGAAAGCTATTCTTGCAATCAGAGAAAAAGATAAAGATACTCCTATTGTTATTGGGTACGATTCGATTGGTGTCTCACCAACTCGTAAAGAGATGGAAGGAGACCTTGGTAATAATAGTGAGATTGCGGGAGCTTTGAGAGCAAAAGTTGCGGGACAATGTTTGCGTCGTATTAACCCTTTACTGCGTAAGCACAAAGCGTCATTGATAATTATCAATCAGGTTCGTAGTAAAGTTGGTTTGGTGTTTGGTGACCCACGAACAAAAGCGGGGGGAGGTAAAGCTCTTCTTTATTATTGTGCGGTATCACTAGAGACTGCATCCGCAAAAGGGGATATACTTTACGATGACATGAAAAACCCAACTGGAATTAAGGGAACCATAAAGTGTGTAAAGAATAAAGTAACTGTGCCATACCAAGATTGTGAGTTCAAGTTAATGTATAATAAAGGTCTTTCCAGGGACTATGGTTTAACTTCATCAGCGTATAAGAACGGTGTTGTTACTTCCCCTTCTAAAGGCTGGTACTCTATGGACGGTGGGGCTACGAAATCTAGAGCCGCCGACCTCACTGCCAAGTTAGAGAAAATGATTAAAAGCGGAGATTTAAAATGAGCAGAGTAATACAACTACCCAAGTTCGCGGACTCTCGTGGATGGAGTCTGAACGATATTTATGAGTGTGTGAATATAGAACCGCACAAAGCTTTAGATTATCAAATAAACTATTCTATTCTTTATCCGGGAGTCGTTAAGGCTTGGCATCGACATAAGCACCAAGACGATTACTTCTGTATCCTCAAAGGCATGGCTCAGGTAGGCATCTACAATGAAGATGGTGCTCAGAAGTTCTTTATTGGAGAACACAACCCCGCTGTAGTTCATGTGAAAGCTGGAGAATGGCACGGATTAACTGCGGTAGGAAATGAACCATGCGGACTATTATATCTTGTAACCAAAAAATATGACCCTAAGAATCCTGACGAGGAACGTGCAGGAGCTTTTGAATTCGTCAACAAAGAATGGTGGTTACCTGAGAATAAATAATGGAAGATATATTACATAGCATAGGGTTTGGGTTAGCTTGTTTATGGTTGTGTGGGGTTGTTCCCGCCTCCGGCATTCTAGGGTCAATATGGGCGAAAGATAAGCTTACCAAGAAACCGAAGTTTCCTGACCCTACCCCAAAGAAAGCACCCGGTCCAACCAAGGAAAGAAAGCCGAAGAAACTTTGTAATGAGGCTGAAGCTATTACTATACTCGGGAGCCGTGACTGTCTGTTAGAGTTGGTGAAACAGGGAAAAATACGAGTGTTCAAAGATAATGGAACTATATTATTTTCTTCCGTAGATGTCGTTAACGCTGTTCCTAACGCTAAAAAACGGTCAAAACACTCTTATCCGGTGGTTTCTACCTTCGGAGAAGAGCACAGAATTACAAATCCCGTTGAGTTTGGTACCTAGATAATAACGAGGGTTATATTATGATTCGAGAAGTAAAAGATAAATCGGGAAATGAAGAAGTTAAGCCTACCAAGAGAGGAAAGCTAGACACGGGCAAAAAAGCTCGCGTCCCCGTACACGCATCTATCGCAGATGCGATGTCTAAGCACAGCTATGGACATTATTTTACTC